AATTCGCTGGTTGCACCAGTGATCATGTGAATGCTATACGAGCCATAGGTTATGATATATGTTTTGCTTTAGTAGATTTTAATGGAGATCTTATTGAATTTTTTGGTAAGAATCCATCTGGTCAAGCATTAACCGTTATTATTAATGGAGTAGTAAATTGTCTCTATATGAGATATGTTTATTATTTTGTTAATCCTGATCATGAGGTTGATTCTTTTAAAAAGAATGTAAATCTTATTACATATGGAGATGATAATGGTATGAATGTACATCCTGATGCAGAGTGGTTTAATCATACTGCTATTCAAAAAGTGTTGGCAACTATAGGAGTTGGATATACTATGGCTGAGAAAGATGCTAAATCAGTACCTTATGTGAATATTGATGAAGGCTCTTTTTTAAAGCGTAAGTGGAGGTATGATCCTCATACTGATACTCATATGTGTCCTCTTGAAGAAGCATCAATAATTAAATCTTTGATGATTGGAGTTAAATCTGATTTCCTTGATGCCAAAGTGCAGGCTTGTGAAATTATCCATAGTGCTCTATCGGAGTACTTTTGGTATGGTTATGAAACTTTTCATCAGAAGAGAAAATTCTTGATGTCTATTGTAGATAAATGTGATCTTAAAGATTATAATAATCGACGCTTTTTAGACTGGGATGATTATTTAACTCGATATAAAAGAAATTCTATTTCTTTTTTGGAAGAAAATGATATACCAGATTTTGTTCGTGATGTGAGTTATCATCTATTTACGAACGATGGGGCTGAGAGTGATGTCCCTTCTTTGGAAAAAACCAAAAACTCACCTAATATATCTGTCTGGTCTAATCTGGCTCTCACACTCCAGACTTAGACAGAGTGCGATGTTAGGTTAAGCAAGTCTTCGTGGACTAATCTTTTTAGATTCGCTGTCGCTTACAGCAACAAGTTGTGATCGTAATGTACACCGGGGTGGGTGTATGTTATTAAATTAATCCTACCTGCTAAAACTAACATTTATACGTCGACTCTTGACGTTATTAAAGAGACGTGCGCGTGGAGACGAATTCCATGCACGATGCCCTTTTTGCAATCAGTCTGTTCAATCAGAAGAAGCAATGCGATTCATGACGCTCTCTGTTCAGACAGAGAACTATTTGAACGGTACTCATCGTCGATGGGATCCTTGCGAAATATGAATCTACAATCTGGAGTAGAGGCTCCTAGTTTAGATACTGCGACTCGTATTCATACTGAGTCTGTCTTAACTAGTCAAACTGCTACTTTCTCTGATACTACTGTTGGTGATGTTATTACATTTCCAACAGCTGCAACTTCAGCTGTATTGCATGATGC